AATTAGGGTTAGATATAAACCATGTATAGCGATATTGACCATCTACGATATAAACGTTTACACCATTGTCTGTAATTCCAACTTGACCGCTTGATGTGTTTAATTGACCAATGATTGTAGGAGTCATTGTTGAATTCAACACATATACATAATTACCGCAAACGGCAACCATATAATTGCCACCGCTTACTGTTCTCATTCCACGCACTTGTTGTTGTGCAGACAATACAACTTGAGAAGTAAGGCCAGGGGTAGGATAAAGTGCTACTACACCTCTAGATCCTTGCGGTTTAGTAATGTCGACTTCAGGCCTCCAGTTAATGCACTCTTGTGCATCCTGATAAATAGAAGGTGCTTCGTATGACGCTCCAACAAAGCCAAAATCAGCCATTTTTTAACCTTATCTAAAGAAACCACCACTAAGAATCCAGCCCGCATCTTTTTGGCGAGAAGCCAACATTGCATCAGCAAATCGAGCAGATTGAACAGGTTTCATATTAATTCGTTTTACAGTTGCTTTAGCTTGCGCTGCAAAGCCTGTAATCATTGCTATTTGTGTAGGAGATGCTTTCCCATACATAGGCATTAAACGCTCTGCTAGACACCATCTAAGAGCCATTGTGTAACCTTGCGGAAGAACAATAGGATCTTGCAAAGTTGTGTAGCCTTGAAACAAATTGTCTGTAAATATGTGCATTTCGCCCTGTGAAGGATTAGGCCATACATAGATGTTACCTAATGCTTCTGACGGCTGATAGTAAAGAGCTTTAGGCCAAGGGCCATTTAAAGTCTTTAAACCAATCATTTCGTATTCTTCTACGGCTAAAACAGCGATTGGGTAATCTAAACCACCATTGACAATCGGTACGCCATTTGAATTTGTATTGATGCGAACAAATGCAGAATTAATAGAAAGCGGTCTTTGATAGTACAAATTTAAAGTTGTAGATGATACGTTTTGATAAATATTTACAGTGTATGTACCAGCTTCGTTTACGTTGTTTCCTGCGCCAGTCAACATTCCTACAATTTTAGTCCCTGCTGTTACGCCTGTACCAGTAATAGTTTGCCCTACGTTTACTGCGCCTGAATTAATGCCAGTAATTGTTAATACATTACCTTGAATAAAGCCTGTTACGCTTGCGCCAATTTGCCCGCTTGGGCCAATCGTGTATTGTGTCTGCCCTGGAACAATAGGAAAAACAATCTCATTCTTGTAAAACACCATCATTTCTTCATTTGACCATTGGTCTACTAGGTCATTAAGCATATCAAATGCATCTTGAGCAGCTTCAGGAGTAGGAGTTTCACCCGCTTCTAATGCGCCAATATCTTTTAATGCTCTTGAAATAATGTCAATCGGTGCGGTCATTTTACATTCCTACTTTGAATATTTGAGGCTGCCAAGGTGGGATAACTTTGTTTTCTAATGTTTCTAATTGTTCTTCAAGGCGAGCAGTAATGTGACATTTGCCATTTTTTACGGCTTCTGTTTGTATCCAGTTAGATACCATTTCTTCTGTAACTTGTTCAAAAGGAATTTTAGCTGTTGGGCAGTCAAAATACCAATTACCTTCAGTTTCTACTGATTTATCTTCGCTTGAAGCGGTGACATGATAACGAGCATGGGTTATAACACCATCTTTAGCAGAAATTTCTAAGATTTTCCAAGTAAACATTATTCGTTCGCTGGTAATGGTGTATTACCTTCTGAAACCCATGCAAGGTAGGCTTGGTAGTCTGTGTTAGATGGGTCTGTAGTAGGAATAAATGCTTTATCTGCAATTCTTTCAATGCAATTTAAAGGTGTTCCATCTACCAATGAATTAACTAATTTATACATTTTTTATAACTCCGCAGAAGCTGAATATGGTGATGAAGCAGAATACAAAATTCCAAAAGAACCTGTCATGCCAGTAAATCCACTCACTTGAACTTCATATCCAGTCGTATTTGAAAAGTTTGTAGCAACAACTCCGCCACCTGTATATTGGTATTGAACACCTCCTCCATTGTAAATTCTTACTTGAATACCTGAACCACCAGCCATTGTTGGTGCTGCTCTTTTTGGGACTTGAAAAGAACCATTTAAAAAAGCTACAGTAGTTGAAGCTGCACCAGCAGTAGCTTGACCTGGATTTATTTGTTCATAATATCTTTGGCACAAAGCTAATTCTTGTTGATACATACGATATTCATATCCAGTAGCATAGCTTCCTACTTCTAATTGAACAAAAGCAAATTGAAATATTCCGCTTGTTAATGCTGGGCTATTTGCAAAAAATTGAACCAATAATCCATTAGAAACACCAGATGGCAAAGAATTAAAAGTTGTGTTGATGTATGTCCATGAATTATTTGGTATAGATACTGTATTTGTTGCAATAGTTGTTGTGGACGTGTAATTATCTGTTGCTGTTGGATATTGCAAACTTATTTGTTGGCTATACGTTGAACCAGTATTTTGATAAACCCAAAAACTTAATGTTACAGATTGACCAACTAAATCATAAGAATTAAATGATTCAATTTTTTGTTGCATATTTTGAGCAGTATTGCCCGATGCGCCAGCTATTTGAAGAACGGTAGCTGGTATTCCATTTACTGTTGCAGATTGTTGTGACCAAGTTAAAGATGTGCCTAAAGAATTAAACTGCCATCTATCAACACAACAATATCCAGTAGCAGAACTAGATGTTGCTCTTTGCGCTATTTTAAAAGCACCATTAATAATGCGGTTCTTTAACATAGAAGCATCACCTTGACCAATTTGCTGGTTTTTAGTATTTCCACCAAGAGTTAAAGTTGTAAATGTTCCAGCAGCAGCAGTAGTTCCACCAATAGCAGGAGGAGAAGCTAAATAGGTGCTAAATCCTGTGCCTGATACTGTTGAGCTTGCAGAAAGCGAAGTAAAAGCACCAGAATTAGGTGTTCCTGAACCGATAGTGCCAGGTGTTGTATAAACGCTTGACGCAAGCATAGTGCTTGTAACTGTGCCTGTATCGCCTGTGGTTACAAGATTGCCGTTTACAGCCGGTACATTTAAAGAAAAGTTTGTAGAGGGATTAGGGCCAACTAGGGCTACCTGACCGCCTGCTGTTGCTTGAAAGACTAATTGACCCATGATTTTTCCTTATGGTGCTATGTAAATTACAGAGCCTGTGCTTAAAGCTCCTGTTGATGGATTGTATTTTAGCGTAGATGACGCTGTTTTTAAAGCCTGATTGCTACCTGTAGCAGCTACAAAAGTAGGGTAGTAATTAGCGTTTGTGCTGGCATCGGCTACAGCTACGTTATTGGCATTAGTCGCTGTAGTTGCAGAAGTTGCTGTTGTTGCAGTTGCAGCATTTCCACCAATAGACAAACTTGAAGCAGTTCCTGTTAATCCTGTACCTGCACCAGTAAAGCTAGTGGCACTTAAAACACCTGTATTTGGCACAAAACTGAGTTTAGTAGAGCTAGTTGTCGCTGCGTTGTTGCCACTAGAATTTAACGATAAAACAGGGTAATAAGTTGATGCAGAACTTGTATTGTCTGTAATAGCAATATTGGTAGCGTTTGTCGCTGTAGTCGCAGTTGTAGCCGAGCTTGCTGAACCGCTAATATTGACCGCTAAAGAAGTAATTGATCCGCTTGCCGAGTTCAACGGAACTGCGGTAGTGCCAATATAAAGCGAAGAATTACCTAAAACACCACTAGGAATAGTTCCTGACAAATTACCAGCAGTAAGGCTAGTTAAACTTGCTCCTGAACCGCTAAACCCTGTAGCCGTAAATACGCCAGTAGAAGGGTTGTATTGCAGTTTTGTAGAGCTTGTATATTCTGTTGACAGATTTCCGCTTGTTTGATTAGCGAACAAAGGATAACGAGTTGCATTTGTAGTGGTGTCATCGGTAACAGTCGCATACGATGTAGGAGTAGTCCAAGTAGGAGTTCCTGTGCCTGCTGAAGTTAAAACTTGCCCTGTTGTTCCTGCTGCTGTGAAACTTGTTGTATTTGCAGCCGATTGCCAAGGAATTGCCCCAGCTACGCCACCAGCTAGATTTGTTGATGTTGTTGCTGTGCTCGCTGATCCTACTGATAAAGTGCTTTGAGCTACATATTGAGGGGCTGAAGCACCAGCAGTTAATACATAGTTTGTAGTGCCTAAAGCTAAACTTGTTGTTGCACCTGATCCAGATTGGTATAAAAGTGAGCCTGCTGCCCCGCCAGCTACGTTTGTTGCTGTAGTTGCTAATGTGGCTGAAGCGACTGCACCACTAACAATAGACCCTAGAATTGAAGTAATCCAGCTAGGATTTGAGTAGCTACCAGTGGTATATACCCCATTTGTTACTGTTCCAGCGTTACCTGTTACGCTAATTCCCCATGTGCCAGTAGCGTTTGTGCCTGTTGTGCTGGGTGCGCCAATAGTATTGTATGAAACAGTTAACGCAGAAGCACCATTAAAAGTTGACCCGCTTGCGCTACCAGTACCGCTATTATTAAATGTCAGTGAATTAGGGGTATTGGCTGTTACTGTTGTTGAGCCACCTAAACTGACTGCATTGCCGTTAATCGTAATGCTTGAATTAGCCAAATAACTGTTAGTAATAGGGGTAGCATTCCAAGTTCCTGCTGTTAGCGTTCCAACGCCTGTAATTCCTGTGTATGAACCGCTTAAAAGCGATGATGCGAATGTGCCGCTTGTTACTTGTCCTGCGCCAATAGCGATTGCTTGTGCGCTTAACGCTGTTAATTGACCTTGAGCGTTTACTGTTGCGCTTAATGTGTTACTAGACGAGCCATAAGAACCGCTAGTAACGCCTGTATTTGTAATGCTAAATGTGTTTGATGCAAGGGTTAACCCTGTGCCAGCATAATAGCTAGATATGCCTGAGAATTGCACCCAAGTGATTGCAGTTGTGCCTAATGTACCGCTTGTTGACGATGTGCAAACCCATGCTGTTTGACCATTTACTGTGCCGTTTACTACTACTGTATATGCACCTGAGACTTCTGCCCAAGTGTTCATATCTGCTGAACGACTCCATGCGCTTGCAGATGCTACATAAATGCCGTTATTTGCGCTAGATGACTGGTTTTTAACGAGAACTCTATCGCCAGCTAGGGTAGTGTACCCATCAATCGTTTGCAGCCCTGATAGCGTGATATTAGCTGTTGTAGCGACTTGACAAGACTGTTTAGGGTTTAATCCTTGCGCTACTGTATCAACATACAGTTTATTTGTAATGTCAGTAGGGTTGCTAGGACTAGTGCTGATTGTGCCTAAAGTCGTTGTTATTTGAGTAAAAACGCCAGTAGAAGGTGTTGCAGCACCAATAGTCGTACTGTCAATCGTGCTATTAGTAATAGTTAAACCCGACTGAATCGGGTTAATAAATGCGTAAAAAGGCTTACCTTGCCCTATGAATGTGTTAAATGACCCATCTAGGTTAAAGTAAGCCTGAACTGGCAGTAAATTTTGATCCTGCGTTAATGCTGGCCCTGTAGCCATAACTTACCCTTAATAGGCAATACAGTTAATTAAAATCACATCTCCAGCAGACATATTAGCAGCAGCACCAGTAGTAACAGAATAGCTAGTAAAAGTAACTGAAGTAGCTGTGCTTCCTGTTAATTGCAAAAATAAACTATTCCCGTTCGTTACATCAGCAGCAAAGCCCAACCAGCCATTTGGAGCAGTAGGAAGGGTAATTGTGCCATTTGCTGCACCGCCTGTGCCAACTACAATTTTAAAACAAAATGTATTAGAAGCAGTGATAGTTGAGCTTGTACCAAAGCCACTAGAAATAGTAGGCAAAGTAGATGAGGCAACTAAATTGCTTCCAATAGACAAAGTTGAAGCATTGTATGGGGCTTGTAAAGCATTACCGCCTTGACCATAAAGCCCTAGGCAGTTGCCATTGGCATCATATTCAGCTTGAACTGGCAATAGATTGATAACTGAGCTACTTGCTACACCTGGATTTGACATAATTTATCCTTTAATTAATTAACCAACTAGCCAATTAGTGCCATTAGATACAACAGGAACAGCATTTGAACCACCGCCAGCAGCAGTTGCTAAGAAAGTAGTTGTTGTGCAATCTGTAATAAATCCTCTTGCTCCAGCTCCTGCGGTTGCAGCAGAGCCTAATCCACTGTAAGTGGTTGCAGGAGTTTTAATATTTCCCCAAGTTGCTGCAGCATTTGTTCCACTAGATATTAGAACTTGACCTGTTCCACCATAATTTTGAAGTGCACCGCTTCCATAATAAGAATTTACTCCTAAACCAATAGCGCCATATTGATTTACTGCAAAAAGAGTATTGCCTATGTCATATGCAGTATTTGTGTTAGACATACAAAAAGTTATATAACTATTATCCATATGCAAACGATAGTTATAAACCCCAAAATCTGGGTCTGAATTGTCATAAAATGCTACTACACCAGCACTTGCACCTGACATTCTAAATTGCGGAACATTTGCAAAACCAATAGTATTGACAGATTCAAAAATTTGGGCATTTAATTTACTTGTACTTGGATTAAATGTTAAATTTGGAGAATCAACATCAAAAGTTGAAACAGTTCCACTATTAGCATTAGTTAATACTAAGTTGTAATTAACGTTACCAGAAGTATCATTAGCAATATTAACGCTACCTGTCAGACCACCAGCAATACGTTGCCATACTCCAGTATTGCTAAAGATTACCCAATCGCCTACGTTCCATGTAGAAATACCATTTAATGAAGTAGAGCCAGCAACACTAACAATATAGTAATAACCAGATGTGCCAACACTAGAGGTTAACGTAGGAGTGTTTGTAGAAGCATTCCAAGTCCCTTGGTACTGCAAAGCTGAAAAAGTATTGATACTTGTTGTGGCTCTTAACATAATTACATTCCTTCACCTGGAGTTACCTCAAACGCATTAGGTGCGCTTGCAATAAACCAGCAATTCGGTGGCAAACAAAAGGTTTCAATAGAATTAGGCAACATTCCAACAGTATATTGTGCAGGAGTACCTGCTACTGGAGTAATTGAAACTGGAGTTACTGCAGCATTATTAGGCTCTTGTGGGGCCCAGCTAATATAAGCTGCAGTCGACAACAGATTTCTAATTCTGTATGAACTAGGATATACGTTATTAGAAGTATTCACCTGAACTGCTGAG